ACCTGCTATTTTAGATTCTGTAGTTTTTCCGTTAGAAACGTAGCTATCTGGTTTCCAATCTTCTAATATAATCTGTGATAATTTCATAATTTTACTACTTTAATTTTTAAATCTCCTGTTCCTGTTATGATTCGGTGATATGTCTCCTTTGGTATAAATAGTCTTGATTTGAGTTGCTGAGGTAATTGGTTATCGAATTGGAATTGCCAGTCTGTATTTTCTATAACTTCTACTATCCTGTCTTCCCTGTCTTTATGCCATACTAGATCATCTTCAGTTAATTCAGAACTAAAGTACCTTATTTCTTCCTCTTCCTTATACGGCCTACCAGTACCCACTGTAGTTTCTTGACATACCAAGAGATTTTGAATATCGTGTAAGTCTACAAGACCAGTAGCCAGGTGTAGTTTTATCAGTTTTTTGGTCACAGTTATGCCTGTCGGCAAATGCTTTTCTTCTTTTTGGATCATCCAACTTTACTGCAAGATTCCCACCTCCGTCTTTTGCTCCAAAACTGACTTTTTTTACATTTTTTGTTTTAGGGTCACGTACATAAACGTAGAATTTTTTAGAACCTCCTCTCTTTGGTTTGTTTAACGGAACATCTTTACCTTTATATTCTGCTTCGTTTAACATAGGTAGATCTAAAGGTACTTTTCTTCCTTCAAATAGTACGTACTCTCCAATATCGGTAGATTCTAATAGTTGAGCATCTTCTTCATTAAGTTCTATAAGACCGTCTCTATGAGCTTGTCTTGCCTCGCTAAATAATTGTATAAAGCTGTCGCTAGAATAACGGTAGACATTCTCAGATAAAGTAAGTCCGTTTTCTAAGTGGTAGTTTAAGGATGGAAGTCCTACTATGTCTTTAATTTTTATCATGACACCTGTATTAATATTTTTTCTTTTTTTAATTTGTAAAATCTTTCCTAAAATAACGTCCTTCAATATTGTCATTTATGTATCCGTTATCTCCCTCTATAACTCCCAGACTAAACAAAAGCTTATTTTCGTAGTAAGTTAATAATTTTTTATTAGGAACAAACTGTAGTATCTCTCTTTTGAATTCTTCTTGGTTGCCTTCTTTGACTAATTCTAGGATTTCTTTTTGAGAACCGTAGTAGTTTTTCCAATCTGATTCGGAAACTATTTTCTGTTTTAGGGGTGTTCTTCCTCCTATTCCTTTTGCTTTTCTCTCTTCTTTCAAAGCCTCTAGGGCTCTTTTTCCCAGTTTTTTATTTCTCTCAAAAAACAGGACCTTTTTCCCTATGTACTTTTTTCCTGTTGGTATATGAGTTACTTCATATATAAACCCGTAAGTTCCTTCAGGCATTCCTTCTATATTTACTATTGGGTTATTGTCATATAGCCATGTTGTATGTTTCATTACTTAAGTGATTTAATTATTAGACTATCATCGAATATATCTTCCTGTTTAGAGTATGGACAAGATGTTATATCTTGAGATAACCCAAAGGGTTGGTATAAATTAGATGGAAAGTCTATTTTTAAGTTTGGTGTATTTGCTTGAATATTAGTGTGCATAGGATATCCAAAGGTTTTGGGTTTGGTAGTTATCCAACACACTGTTGATGGTAGATTAAGAGCTGCAGATAAATGCTGTGTAAATGAATCAATTAATAACCTCTTATTTGATAATTTTAATAAGATCGCTATACTCCTAAACCCATCCATAGCCTGTAAGGTATCGGGGTATACTTTCTGGTCTTTCCTTTTAATATGAATTACACTATAGTCTTGTTTAAATTCATTTATAACGTTATTTACCGTAGATTCTGGTATGTCTCGTGTCCAGGAATAATTAAATCCTTGCCCTACGGGCCCTCCGTTTGGTTGAATAACCATTATAGGTTTTTCAGTATTATAAAAGGGCTTATAGTAGTCCCATTCCGATTGTGTTATGAATAGTTCCGGACTTTCTCCATTATACTCTAATCCCCACTGTTTACACCATATATTATATAGATGATCTTGTTCTAATATAAAATCAGAGTGTGTATAGGGGTCTGAGTAGTATATTTTACAGTTGGCTTCTCTGTTATGGATATAGGTCTTATAGAAAGATCCATGTTCTCCGTTTTTATGAACAAGATCTAAAAAGGGGTTATGTTTAAATACATCCGGATATGTACATACTACATGAATTGTGTCTTTAGGGTGGGCTTTTCGGATTACTTTTAAAATAGCGGTTGCCATTATATGTTTACCTAATCCACCTTCTATATGAAATATTATTGTCATTAAAATTTATAGTTAAAATATTTATAAAACCATTCGTTATTTTTATAAATAGCTTTACATAACTCCGCTCCCAATACATCTTTAGCTTTTGACTTTTGAGGTGTTAGTTTGCTCTGTATTGTATGATCTCCGTATATTCCATATACTGAGTCGTCTTCTTGGGTATATTGTTTTATATTATTAAAATCATGTTCGAAATAGGGTAATCCTAAGTAGTTATAGATTTTTTTAAATTCAGTTTGTGGGTTACTACATAATTCCTCGAATTTAACAAAGTGTATATTTTTGTCAATACCCTGTCTTATTATTTCATTAAGTCTCTCTACAGCTAACCCTACAGGAGGAGATTGCATCCAAGTATCTACCCTTTTTATAGTCGTAGTACCTTTCATTTCACTCCAATTTAAAATATTATCAGATTTATGTTGGTTTTTTCTGAAGTTCTTTTCCATCGAACACATAACGTCTCGTAAATCCCTAACCATACATATAATTTTAGGTTGTGGGAATATCTCATTTAAAAAACCGTAATGTATACCCCATCCTCTACTCTTACTCATTATGTAAGGCCTATCTGTAAGACTTTCATAATACCCGCTCATTCCTTCTCTACAAAAAGAAAGGAATGCTTTCTTCATTTGGGTTGCATCTTGTGCTTTAAATTCTGGTGAAGATGTATAATTTGATCTTGAAGCAAATATTAATTCTAAGACTCCGTCTGTAGGTGTTGAGTATATTGTAGGATTTTCGTGTAATATATTCTGTAATAATGTTGAGCCTGCTCTTGGTAGGCTACTTTGATAAAAGATTGTTGGACTTTTTTTCATTATATTTTTTATAACTGGTTAATTAAAAAAGGGCACTATTTTGTAGTACCCTTTAATATAAGAACTTTTAGTGTATTATCCAAGTTATTAGGCCCAAGGAAGTCCTGTTTCTCTTGTTCTAGCAGATTCTACTTTCTCTGCTTGGTTTAGTACTTGTTGATTTAGGTCTGCTTCTATTTTTGCTACTTTAGTTTCTCCTAAACTTGATTTCACCCAACCGATTACTACCTCTTCTGTTAGATCTGCATAAGGTATAAAATCAGGATCATCTACATCCCCTTCTAATAGCACCTTACCTACCTTTCTCATACTTATCCCATCTTCTGTAGATGTACATAGGTACCTAACATTTATAACTACTCCTTCTGGTAGTTGTCTTTCAATTTTTTTAATTTTCCAAGTTGTTGTCATTTTTTATTTTTATTTAGTTATTTTTTTAAAATAGTGCATTCCATGTTGATCCGTTGTAGTAGTATATTTTGCTAGCTCCTGCTGAGCCTGATGAAATTATCATTCCTTCTACTGGGGTTGGGGTTGTTTCTCTTCTTGATAACTGTAGGATACTATTTGCTGTTGTAGAACCTGTTATATGTAAATTCTGTACAAAAGTTGTATCTATTTTGTCTGAGGTAATATCTGAACCTATGATATGAGAGTTAGTATGAGATACTGTATTATCACGACCGCCGCTTACTGTTGAACAATCTCCTGATGCTATATTACTCCGACCTCCACTTACTGTTGAATTACCTCCGGATGCTGTATTATTATATCCTCCGCTTACTGTTGAAAAGTTACATGATGCTGTATTACTATTTCCACCACCTACTGTTGATGCATTTCCAGATGATATGTTTTCACTACCACCACTAACTGTTGAATAATTGCCTGATGCTGTATTCTCACTACCACCACTTATTGTTGAACCTCCATCTTCCCCTGAGGCTGTGTTATTATAACCACCACTTATTGTTGAGAAAGAACCTGATGCTGTATTACCGGTTCCACCACCTACCGTTGGAAAATACTCTCCGGATGCTGTGTTTCCGGATGTTCCTCCTTCATCCCAAGCTCCACCACCTGCTACAACTGCTCCATATCCTGATGCTGTATTACTATAACCTCCACTTACTGTTGAATAA